GATCCCCTATCTCGTCTGCACATGAGCGACAGCTACGTCGCTGCCCTCCTCCATGAACGGGAGGGCCTCAAGGCGGCAGGGCGCAAGGACCGGGTGCGACAGGTTGACGCTGAGCTGGCCCGTCTTGGCTACGGCGTCGAGGACGACGCACCGGAGGCGGCGGTCAACGTGGCACCGGAGAACGCAGCCAAGCCGCGGGGTCGTCCCCGGAAGGGGTGATCCCGCCATGGCCTACTGCACCCTCGACGAGTTCCGCGGCTACGTCGCATCGGAGATCGCCGTCGACAACGACTTCCTCGTCGATGTGCTGGCGGCCACCGAGGACGCCGTCAACGACTATTGCGGCCGGGCGTTCGACAACCTCACCACGTCGATCACCCGGACCTACGTCCCGCATGAGGACATCGTCGAGATCCACGACATCTCGGACACCGCCGGGATCGTGATCCTCGACAACGGCTCCTCGGTGGCGACGTCGGATGTCCAGTTCGAGCCGACGAACGCGGTGAACGCAGCCGGGCTCACCACCCCCAAGTTCCGGATCCGGCGGCTGTCCGTCTGTTGGACGCCTCCGATCCGCAATGCCCGCGAGGCGACCGTGTCGGTCACCTCGAGCCATTGGGGATGGGCGTCGGTCCCGCCGCAGGTGAAGGAAGCCACCCTGATCCTCGGCAAGGACATCGCCCACGTCCGGGCCAACCGGTTCGGTGTCGCCGGGTTCGGCGAGTTCGGAGTGATCCGGGTCAAGGACAACCCGCACGTCGCCATGATGCTGCAGAACCTGCGGCATCCCTCGGCGTTCGGCATCGCCTGATGGCCCTCAACCTGGGCGAGATCCGCACAGCGCTCGCCGACCAGATCCGCAACCACGTCGAGCGCGGCGTCAACGTCTACGACGGCTACACGCCGAGCTCGCCGACCCCTCCGGCGGTGCTCATCGGCCCGGACCCTGACGTCTACATCACCTACCACGAGACGTTCAGCGCTACCGGCCTCGCTCACGTCCATCTTCGCCTGACGGTCGCTGTGCCGCCCGGCCCGGACGTCGACGGCCAGAAGACGCTTGACGAGTTCCTGTCGGCCGGCACCGGCGAAACCAACAGCGTCCTCGACGCAATCCTCACCGACAAGACGCTCGGCGGGACCGTCGGCAGCTGTGTCGTCCAGTCGGTGGAGTACCTCGGCCGGATCTACCTGTCAGAGAACGTCGAGCAGCAGGTGCAGGCGGACGCCGCCGCACTTCTGCTCACGATCCACACCCAACGCGCCTAGGAGCCCTCATGGCCGCACTCACCACCCAGACCATCGTCGAGACGGGCATCACCCCGACGTTCGCTGCGGTCGCCGCGTCGGACACCTTCGATCCCGACGCCCGCACTTTCGTCGAGGTGAAGAACGCCGGCGGCACCCAGGATGTGGTGACGATCACTGTCGCCGCCGGTGACCCTCCTGGGCTGACGATCTCAGATCTGTCGGTCACGGTGCCGATCACCACGGGCGACAAGATGATCGGCCCGTTCCCTCCGCAGTTCTTCGGTGACCCGACGACCGGCAAGGTCACGATCGCTCACAGCTTCACGACTTCGGTGACGTGCGGCGTGTTCAAGCTCCAGCCGCGATGACGGTCAAGAAGGGCGCCGGGTTGAAGGTCTCGAAGCCCGACGGATCCGACGTCGAAGAGATCGCCCCCGAGCCTCTGCCCCGCGGTCACCCCAACCGGTACCGGGTGCTGCTCCCCCTCGTCGTGTCTCTCGAGGAGGGCTCCTACGCGCAGGGCGAAGAGTTCACCCACCAGTTCACCCCTGAGGACGAGTGGGAGAACCTCAACTCGGGGCTCCTCCTGCTCCTCCCGAACCGGTACGAAGCGATCGGTTCATGTGACCTCATGCCTTCCCTCATGGAGCTCAACCCTCCCGAGGTGTCGGCGACGGACCCGCAGCGTGAACGCGTCGAGCCTGGTGGTTTCTTCGAGGCCGCTGTTCCGCTCGCCCGCGAAGAGCAACTCATCTACCACATCCGATACATCCCGCAGCAGGAGAAGTAACCCATGGCCATCACCATCGCAACCGATGTCTATGTCGCCATCAACGGCGTGGTCCTGTCCGACCACGTCACGAAGGTGACGACGGCCGACTCGCGTGCCAAGAAGGACATCACCTGCTTCGGCGCGACGAACATCACCTACGGCAAGGGCCTCGGTGACGCCACGGTCAGCGTGTCGTTCCTGCAGGACTTCGCCGCCGCGAAGGTCCATGCCACCCTCCAGCCGCTCATCTCGTCGTCGTCGACGTTCGCCGTCGAGATCCGCGGCACGTCGTCGGGCAGGTCGGCGACGAACCCGGCCTACTTGATCTCGGCGCTGCTGTTCGACTACCCGATGATCGACGCGGGTGTTGGTGAGCCTTCCGCCGTCACCGTCGAGTTCGCGAACGGCAGCCAGACGGGCGTCACGTACCCGACGGCCTAGCCGATGGGTACCTCGTCGTCGCTGCAGGAGGCCGTCGGGAAGGTTGAGAAGTCGGTCGACCATTCGGTGCTGTCGGCGATGGCGAGGGCCGGCGGCCTCGCGGCGAAGAAGTCGGCGCTTAAGGCTGCGTCCGACAGTCTCGGCGGCGACCGCAGGATGTCGGGGTTCAAGCGGGGCGGGGCGCTCAGTGCAGGGTTCGACTACTCGGGCGGCACGTCGGTCACGGTCAACTATCGGCCGGCCGGCAAGTGGAAGCTCGCCGAGGAGGGTCGCAAGGGTACGAAGCGGGTCACCGCCGGCAGGGGTCGACGCAAGGGTGCTGGCAAGGCTCGGGCGTTCAGCACCCCTGACGGTCCTCGAGCGGCGTTCACGTCGAAGCCGTCACGAGGGCTGAAGACGCTGACCAAGGCGCAGGACGACGCCAAGCAGGAAGCCCCAAAGGCCGCGTTCAAGGAGTTCCAGTCGCAGCTGGGGAGGGTGTTCTAGATGGGCTTCTCGGAACGTATAGAGCTCATCGTTGACGTCGTCGCCGATCGGGCCGCGTCCGGGTTGTCCGGACTGAAGTCGAAGGTCGGCGAGGCTGAGGGGGCTTTCGGGAAGCTGAAAGCTGCGGGCAGCGGGGCCTTCGACTTGATTGGATCCGCCGGTCCGCTCGCCGTCGCGGGGGCCGCGGCGGCCGTGGCCAAGTTCGCGGCGGATGGGATCCAAGAGTTCCAGAATACGGCGCTAGCGGCCGGCAAGTTCGCCGACGCGACCGGCCTCGGGGTCGAAGCCTCCTCCCGTTGGCTCGAGGTGTCCAAGGACATTGGTGTCAGCGGTGGGACCGTCGAGGGTGCCTTCGTCAAGATGGAGAAGGCCATCTCGACGAACCGGACCGCGTTCGGTGATCTGGTCAAGACCGGCAAGAACGGGGCGGTCGACCTCAATGCCACCTTCCTCGCCGTCATCCAACATATCCAGGGGATCAGGGACCCGATCGACCGGGCCAACGAGTCGTCGAAGCTGTTCGGCAAGGGGTTCAAAGAGGTTGCCGAGGTCATCGGCATGGACGCCGATCAACTCAAGAAGCGTCTGGAGGACGTTGGCAAGGCGCAGGTCATAACTCAGTCTGAACTCGAACAGGCTCGCGAGTACCGGGACTCCATGGCGGAGCTGAAGGATGCCACTGAGGGTGTGAAGATCTCTCTCGGCCAGGAGCTCGCCGGGTCGGTGGCGACCGCTGCTAAGGGGTTGACCGATCTGGTCAACCTGGTCAATCAGCTTCCCGAGGCCTTGAGTTCGTCGATCCTGGGTGGCGGCCTTGGGAACATCGGTAAGGCTTTGACCGACGTCTTCGGTGGCGGGGTCGAGGGTATCGGCAAGGTCAAGGGCGCGCTCGACGGGTTGGATCTGTCGAAGTTGAAGGCCGGCATCGTCGACGCCGGTGGATTCGGTGAGTCGCTTAAGGGCGCTGAGACCGCGGCCAGGAACTTCGGTGGCTCCGCCGACGCCATCTCTCAGAACCTCGGGATCGAGGCGGACGCGGCCAAGAGGGCGGACGACTCCATCCGCGGCTACTCGAATGCTGTCCTCGAGGCGTCCGGTTCGGCCCTGGGTGTGTCCGCTGCTCAGCGTGAGTTCAACAAGTCGATGGCGGATACTGCCGAGCTGATCAAGGGCGGCAAGGCGTCTACCGACGAACTGTCGGCGTCATACGATCATCAGGTCGCGTCGGCGGAGGCGACGGCGCAGGCGACGGTCGCCGTCGCTGAGAAGCAGGCGGCCCTGACCGGGGCGCAACTCAGCGGTGCGGACACCAACGCGATCCTGATCGGTTCCCTGTACAAGTCGGCCGGGCAGATGAACGGCCCATCGAGGGATGCCGTTATCGCTCTGATCGGCCAGTTGAACACCTACGCCGGGCTGCACCCCGACCCGCCCATCGATGCCAACACGGCCGACGCAGACAGGAAGCTCAAGGACACCAAGAAGAACGTCGAGGACATCCCGACATCCCATACGGTCAACGTCAACGTCAACGCGAACACGGCATCCGCCGCCCGGTCCCTGAACAACATCATCAGGGCAGAGAACGCGGTCAACGGGACGAACATCGCGCTCGTCCCTGGCGGGGCGTCGGGGTTCAAGAACTTCCGTGGCGGCGTGGCGCTCGTCGGCGAGGAAGGCCCCGAGCTCGTCAACTTGCCGAAGGGTGCTGACGTCATTCCTGCGCCTCAGACGGAGCGGATGATTGGTACTCCTGGGGGTCTGCCGCTTGGCGGCGGCGCCACGATCATCAACTTCCACGGTCCCGTGCTCGGGGACAAGGCGTCGATCGGGCGTTGGATCGATGAGGCGTTGGCGGCGTCCCGTCGGCGTGGCAACCGGGCCGGCTGATGGCAATCGCCCACCGGTCGGCTGGCGTGTTCGTCGACGCCAACTCGACGACCCCCGGTGCCATCGGGCTTCCCGCCGGGCTCGCCAACGGTGACACCCTCGTCCTGGTCTGCCAGTCCCGGGGCACGTCGGCGACGGTCACCACCCCATCCGGGTACACGCTGCCGACCAACGGCACGATCCAGATCACCTCGTCGCACCGGGTCCACGTCTTCCACAAGTACGTCACCAACGCCGGTGCCGAGGTAGCCCCCGCGGTCGTCCAGTCGGTGTCCGGTGCTATCCGGGCGAGGCTGTCCGCCTTCTCCGGTGCCGACTCGACTTCGCCGCTCGATGTCACCTGTGTCGCCGCGAAGTCGGCGGCCGCGTCGACGGTGGTGGCTCCGTCGATCTCGCCGGCGTCGAACGGGACGATGGTCATCTGGGTGTTCTCGTCCGGCGACGACAACGCTCTCAACGCGAATACCCAGGGCACGTTGGCTTATAGTTCTGACGGGGTCGCCGGCAACGACGGGAACATCTCCCTCGTCTACGAGTTGCAGACCTCGGTTGCGGCATCGGGCACCTGCTCGATGACGGAATCGCTCGTCGGTCCCGACAACTGGTGCACCGTCACCCTGGCCCTGCGTCCCCTGGCGGTGGCCGCCTCCAACCCGTCGTACTCGTTCGGGTTCGACGGGAACCTGATGGCCCTCGAGATGGCCTTCGGTGAGACCCCGTTCTCTCCGAACCCGGTGTTCGTCGACATCTCCCGCTACGTGCGGGCCGGTGCCGGCATCCAGGTCGTCAGAGGCAAGACAACCGTGTTCTCCGACATCCAGCCGGGAACGATGAGCTTCACGCTCGACAATCGGGGCCGCACCTTCGACCCTGACTATTCGGCGGGCCCTTACTTCGGGAACCTCGTCCCCCAGGTCCGCTGCCGTCTCCGGATGCGGCGGTCCTCCACCATCTACCCGATCTGGGATGGCTACGTCCAGGGCTGGCCGCAGGGCTACGAGCATCCGAACGAAGCCACCGTCCAGATCTCCTGCGTCGACCTGTTCTCCCGGCTGGCGACCCGCAACCTGCCCGCCGCGCTGCTCGACCTGGAGTGCATCTCCGACGGAGCCAAGTGCCACTACCCGCTCGACGAAGATCCCGGCGCCACGTCAGGGATCGCCTTCGACGTTTCCGGTTTCGGGGCCGGCGGTCAGTGGAATGACCTAGGCCCTACCGACACGTTCCTGACCGGGGAGCCCGGCCGCAAGGCCAAGTGGTTCGGCTACTCCAACCTGGAGCTGAACTTCGGGTCGGCCAACCAGGAGACCCCTGGCACCGGCCTGCAGATCGACGACCTCCGTACCCTCGAGTTCTGGATCCGGATAGACGAGTTCCTGCCCGCCAGCCACATCGACCTCACCCAGTTCGTGTTCTCCCATGGCTCCCCGGGCGGTGCCGGGCTGGGCGCGGAACCGATCCCGGTCGACCCGGAGATCGTGGTGCGGTGCAACTCGACCAACGGGTTCATCTACTGCCGGTTCCAGAACAACCAGACGTTCTCCGGCACGACGCTCGTCAACGAGTTCTCCAACCTCGAAGTCCTGCTGTACGACGCGACGAACACCCTGATCTGCGACCTGCCCTGCCCGTTCTACATCAACCAGCCGATGCACATTGTCTGCGTCCTTGACGACACGCTCTCCACCTTTACCGTCTACATCAACGGTCAAGCCGTCCAGTCGACCTCGGCGACGGCAGGAACGTTTGACGGGGGCTCCGGCGAGGCCGGCATCTCGATGACGTCTGTTGGCTACAAGTCGGGGCTGATCGCCCACTTCGCTGCCTATGAGACGGGGTTCACCTCCGCCCAGGTGCTCGCCCACTATTCGGCGGGAACGACCGGCGGGAAGAATGAGTACCCGTCCGATCGGCTCGAGGAGATCGCCGACTTCTGCGGGCTGGTCGACGCCGGGCTGTTCGACGACTCTGATCTCACTGATCACACCTACCTGTCGAGGGCAGCGTTCTCCGGCAACGTCCTTTCGGCGATGCAAGATATCGTCCGCACCGAGCAGGGCCGCATGTTCGTCGACGCCGCCGGCGTGCTGCAAGTGCAGGGACGCACCGCCGACCTGCACGACCTGACCGTCAACACCACCAACCAGGCGACGCTCTCCGACTCGGGGGCGTACGCCTACAGCGACATCGTCCTCGGTTCCGCCGAGCTCGACCTAATGCGGAACACCATCTACCTGTCCACCAATGGCGGACAGGTGGTCGTCTACGACACGGACAGCCGTGCCCTGTACGACGAGCGCTCCGAGTCGATCACGGTTCTCGTGGACGATCCCTCCGCAGCTCGCAACCTTGGGCTGTGGCGGACGATGCAGTTCGCCGATCCCGCCTCGACAATCGAGTCGGTGACGTTGCGCCCTTACGGGGGGGCCGACCCCCGGTTCACGTTCTGCCTGCAGGTCGACCTCGGCTGGCGGGTCACGATCACCCGCACCCCACAAGGGATCGGCTCTGCCATCTCGAAGGTCTGCACCGTCGAAGGGATCGCCCACAACATCGACGGCGGCGGCCCGTGGACCACGACGCTCTACCTGGCGCCGGCCGTCGAGAACTACGTCACGCACAGCTGGTGGGTGCTCGGCGATGCGACCTACGGGAAGCTGACCGGCTCCATCCCACACCTCGCCTACTAACTCCTAGGAGTCCCTAGATGCCTGTGAAGACGTGGGCGACGAACGACGTCCCGACCGCCTCCGACCTCAACACCCAGTACCGCGACCAGGTCGTCTCGACCGTCACCTCCGCCACCCGCCCGTCGGGGACCGAAGGCCAGATCATCTACGAGACCGACACCGACCTCTGTTACATCTACAACGGCGGTTGGGTGCGGTTCGGGGCATCGGGCGCATGGACGTCGTACACGCCGACGCTCACCCAGTCGGCGGCGGTGACGAAGACCGTCACGTACGCCAAGTACGAGAAGATCGGCCGGATGGTCAGTGTGACCGTGTCGCTGTCCGTCACCGGGACTGGGACGGCGAACAACGCGATCACGGTGACCTTGCCGTTCACGGCGGCGTCAGCGGTGTATGTCGGGTCGGGCTACATGCTTGACAGCGG